CATCTTGTCGATCTTCTCCGGTGCGATGGGTTGGCGTTTTTCCATCGCCTGCTTGAGCGCGCCGTCATAGCGCTGATCTCTGAGGCGTCGGGCTTCGATGCCATCGACGGGCTTTCCCGTCTTTGCATCGACGCGCATCACTTCCACGCCGGATTGCTTGGAGCGTTCGTTGCCGAGGCCCCAGCTTTTGGCGGAGCGCTTCAAGTGGAAGGTCTCCAGCTCCTTGCGATAGTTCTGGACGGCTTTGGCCTGGGATGGCGTGAGCCCCACGACCTGCTTGATCCGCCGGGCTTGATCGATCGGGTTGCGCCCCGCCGTCATGCCTTCGATCAGAACCGACCGGACGCTCTCCACTGTGCCGCGGTTCACATCGCGGATGAGGTTGAGGTTGTAATTCTCAAGCCAGGAGATCAGCGCCGGGTTCAGCCGGTTGAAAGCGAAGCGGGCCTCGTTGAACACAGGGGCCTGCGTCGCCAGCGCTCCGCCCTGCCACACTGCGTTCTGCAATTGCTCCTTCACGGAAGCGGCTTTGACGGGATCGACCTCGCCCACCATGTCGAGAACACGATAGGTCTCGCCGGCCTTCAAAGCCTCAGCGAGCGCGTCGAGATCAATCCCTGCAACGTGATCCTTGAGCATGTCGCGGATCGCCCGCGCGAGGCTTGGCTCCAGCTTCTCAGCCAAAGCCTCAATCTCTGAAAGCGTGCCCTTCCCTGCTTTGGAGATGGCTTCGCAGGTGAAGGTCACGGCTTACTTGCGCTTGGTCCGCGCTCGCAGATAGTCCTCCGCTCGCTTGCGGCGCACGGCAAGCTTTCCATACTTGCTGGAGAGGCTCGGCGACTTGCCGGCGGTGATGTCGCGCACGCGGCGCGCGCTGTCAGTGGCTTCGACCGCGCGCTTGTAGTTTGCGCGCGAGCCGCCGACGATGAGCCCCTTGGCCTTCTCAATCGCCTTCTCTAGGAGATCGAATCCGCCGGTGGCGTCGGAGGATTTCTTCACGCGCCCCTGTCGTTGCCCAAGGTATCGGCTCGCGCGCGAAAGACGCTGAGACGTGAGCGGGCCGTAGTAGCGGCCCTTTGCGCCTTGGTTGAAGAGGCGGCGTTCCATCTTCTTCGAGCCGCCGGGGATGAGTCCTTTGCGGGCCTTCTCGATCGCCTCATCGAGCAATTCAATCGCGCTCATCTGCGTCTCCGATTTGTTGACGCCCGTTGCATAGACGCCTGTGTATGTGCCTGTGCGCGCGCGGCGCTTGCCTTTAGGACCGAAGCCCTTCCCAGCTTTGCGACCCTCAAGGTAGCGCCCGACTTTGTAGTTGCGCTCGTTCGAGCCTGTTGAGAGCAAGAAGCCAACGCGGCGCAGGAGGCTGGGCTTGCCGGGCTTGATGAGGCCGGCTTTCTCGATGGCTTCCGCCAAAGCCGCGAGCGCGCTCACGCCGCTTCCTCGTGCGCAAGAATCCACTGGTCGATTTCGTCGGCGATCTCGGCGGCGGATTTCTTCACCGGCTCCGCTGCGCCCCCACTCTTCGGTTTCGGCTTAGGCTCCGGCTCAACCGGGACGCCCATGTCGCCTAGGCCCTCTTCTGGGGCCGGCGGCATGCCGGCGATCTTGCGGACCCAGTTTTGATCGTCTTGGCTGACGAAGAGCTGCGCGCCGGCGCCGGCCATCGTGGATACAAACGCCGCGAGTTCGCCGAGGTCGGGCTTCTCCAGATCGCCAGGCTCAAACGTCGGCATGAGCGCGGGGTCGAGTGCGTTCAGATCCCACAAGCGCTTGAGCACTTGGCGGTTGAGCACTTCGGCCATGCGCTTGACGTAAGAGCCAAGTGCTTGGGCGAAGAGCGCGGTCTTGTCGCTGGAAAGCGCGAAGCTCCCGACAGAAGCTTGGCCGAGAAAGATGAAGTCCATCAGGACCGCCGTGGCGATCTTGCGGTCGTAGCGATCGATGATCGCGGTGGTGTCGAACGAGCGGCCACCGCCTGACGAGAGCAGCTTGAATTCGTACATCGGCGCCGTGCCGACGAGCTTGCCGTCGTCCGTTTCCTGCACGTCCGAGGGGATGACGACGCCCTCGTTTTGATCGCGGCGCACTTGGGTGGCGAGACGCTTCCAGCCGTCCAGCGCGCGGATCGCGTCGGGGTCGCCGTTTGCCGCGCCGTTGAAGAGCGACATCGGCACGCGGACAACGGGCAGGCCCGCCAAGTCGCGCTCAATGCCGACGGCCTCGATCTCTTCGATCTTGGATTTGAAATACCAAGGCCGATAGAGCCCTCGGAGAATGCTCTCCCCTTCCGGGTTGTTCTTGACTGAGGTGGTGCGGAAGAGCGCGACGCGATCGATCGGGATCGTCACCGTGCCTTTGAAGGTGGTCTGCTGGACCAAGCCTTCGAGTTCGCCGGTCTGCTGGTTGATGACCCAGCGCTGAATCGTGTTCTGCGCGCGGAGCGAGATTTCCTGGATGCCGATCTTGCCGTCGTCGCGCGGGGCAAAGACGATCTCACACGGCGCGAAGCCATAGATGAACATGGTGCACGCTTCGGCGATCACGTCCGAAAGCGGCGTCTTCATCTTCTTCAAGATGTCTTCGACAAATTCCTTGGCCTTCTCGGCCTCGTCGGTTTCGTCGGCGGCCTTGAGCGCCCATTCGACCGAGCATGTGAGCGCGGTGAGGCCGAAGATGATGGCCCGCACCGTGGGGTCATTCGACGCCATCTCGCGAAACTTGCGCCGGCCTTGCTCGCCGGTGAGCTCGCGAAGAAACTCCTCTTGGATGTAGCCGCCATAGGCCTTGAGGCCATGATCGCCGATCGGGGCGACGTTGCGCGGGTCTCGTTCGGGAGCCTGTTTGTCAGCCACGCGCCACTCCCACGTAAGGTGATGCGCGATCGACCGTTACGGGGCCGACGGGCGGTTTGTCGGGCTTTGCCTTGCGCCGCAGCTCAAGCGCGTAGCGCAGCCAATCAATGTGGTGGTCGCTCTGCCCGCTCTTGAGCTTGGGAAGCACGACGCCCGTCAGCTTGTCGGTCTCGTAGCTGCGCAGCGTCAGTTCATCGATGAGCTGTTTGCAGCGCGAGTGGACGACGATGTCCACGCTCTTCAAGAACTCGTAACCCTCATCGACGGAGCCCGCGCCCTTGGTTGAAGCCGACATGCGGAAGCTGCGCTGCTTCATGTAGGCTATGGTTTCGGGCCGCGCGTTGTCGGCGCGAATCTCCCACTTGAGCGCTTCCGGCAGGCCGACATAGCCCTTCGGATTTTCCCAACGCGGCGGGTCTTTGGTGTCTGATCCCGCAAAGAGCGCCGGCAGTTGATCGATCGGGCAAAGTACGGCGTGGACGATGTGATCCACGTAGAGCGTGCGGCCCTGAAGCGACGCCCGGCCGCCAGCGGTGGGATCAACCGAATAGCCCCAGTCGGCGCCGTAATCCCAAATCCAGTGCGGTTCGGGCTCAAAGTCTTCGACGCGCCAGTTGCGGAACACCGTCGCCTCGCTGGCGCGGAGATAATCGCCCAACCAGACGTGCGCGTATTTGTCGGGGTCGCGGTTGCGATCCCATTCTTTTTCGTCGCGAAGCACTTCGGGAAACCAGGGATTTTGATCCCAGTTCACCACGCCGCCGATAGCCTTCGGCGGGAGCAGCCCGCCTCGAAACATCTTATCGACCGGATCAGTCTCGAACCGCGGATTCCACGTCCACCACAATTCCGATCCGGGCTTGCGGATGGTCGGAAGAATGAGATCAATCGAACGCTGCGAAACCGTGTTGGCTTCTTCGATCCAGCAAACGTCGATGCCTTCCATCGACTTCACGCTGTCGGGCCGGCTCCACAAGCCGACGAACAGAAACACCGTGCCGTTGGCGCCGCGAATTTCGGTGTCGGTCGAGGTGTAGAAGCCGGAGCCGCCGATCCCGACGCCAAGTCCATGCGCTTCGATCTTGTCTTCGAGCAGGCGCTTGACCGAATCCTTGATGCTGTTCTGGATTTCGCGCGCGCAGAGGATGCGCAGCGGCGTCAGCGTTCCAAGAACGATCAGGGCCTCAGCGAAAGCGTGCGACTTCCCGCCGCCGCGCCCGCCGTAGCAATATCGATGTCGGACCTCGCCAAGCTTCGGCGTGTAGAGGAATTGATAGGCCCTAGCGACTTGGAGCTTTGCCGCCGTCGCCATTTGTCACCGGGTCCACGAATTCCAGCGTGAAGCGCATACCCTGCCCCGGCTCGCCGCCGTCCGGCAGCTTCGGGATCAGCTCATGCTTCTCGGCCAAGCCGAGCACGCGGTCGAGGAAGTGCTTCTGCGCGTTCACGTCGCCAGGACGCGGCGCGACGGCGGCTTCGATCACTTGACCGTTGGCATCGACCACAGCCTTGCGGCCTTTTGTGCCGATGCAGTTTTCCAGATACGAATTCATCACGGCCGCAACCGTGCGCCCGCGTGCCGTGGCCAACTCTGTGGCGTAATACTTTCGAAGCGTCACGTCTGAGATGCCGATCACGGCGGCAATCTCGTCGTGCTTCAGCCGCCCCGTCAGCGCCAAGCGCTCAACAATGGCGCGGCTCTGCGCCGTGGGCTCGTGCTTGGCCTCTTGGGGCTTGCGCTCGCGCTTTGGCGCGGCCTTCGCCTTCTTCACCGGCTTCTTCTTCGCGGCGGCCATCACGCGGCCTTCCTGCGCTTAGCGGGCTTCTTGGCGTCCACTTCTTTCAGCACCGAGAATTGGTGTTGGCAGGAAGGGCATTGAATGACGGTTGGCGCTTCGGGCTCATCGACGGCGGGCTCATCGTCGCCAGCGCCGCCCTCCTCC